GACTCTGGATCAGAAGGTCCTAGGTTCGAATCCTAGTCCGGCAGTAGTCCCCGTTGCGTAAGACAACGACACGCACCCTTGTTCACAACAGTGAGCAAGGGTTACTTTTAACTGCGAAATATGCATGAAGTGCATATTGGAATGATCTGGCTGAATATTTAGGCTCAGACGGCATTGGAAAGGTGGTCAGACGGTCATGGAATATCGGCTTCAAAGCACCGATCTTGAATGGGATGAGGCAGTTTCGGCCTTTTTACGCCACAAAAAGCGCGCTGATAAGTGCAAAGAACGCACCGTCGAATATTACGACAATCAGCTCCGGCTTTTGATCGACTGGGCGCGGGGACGGCGTATCCCGCTTCAGGACATGCGGGAGCGAGATTTCCGCGAGTACATGGCCAGCCGCGAAGGGCCCTGCGGCAAACACGACCAGAGCGTTTGCCGCGAGTGCCGGACGGTCAGCAAGGCGACGCAGCGTCACGACGTCATCTGCGCGAGGAGTTTCTTTGAGTTCTGCTTCGGCGAGCGGATCATCGATCGCAACCCGGCCGCCTCGTTCCCGCTGCCCGACGCACCGAGGCCCAAGGTGAAGAAGCCGACGTACGACGAGCTGATGGCGCTTCTGGAGGGAATGCAGCGGCGATGGGATGAGGAGTCGAACGACCGGATCAAACACATCAACCCCGAATCGCGCAACCTGTTTATGTCGCGCAATCTCGCTATCGTCGCCGGCGTCATCACGACCGGTTGCCGGATTTCAGAAATGCTCGAGCTCAAGTACGCGAACTTCGATCGACTCCGCGAGACCGTCGCGTTCGAGGAAACCAAGACGACGCATCTCGAAGACGGCCCGGTCGTCAAGCCGTTCGAACCGGAATGGTTGAGCTTCCTCGACCCGTGGCTAAAGGCGCGCCGGATCTTCATCGACAAAATCAAACGCCGGGGCGGTCAGCCTCGCGAGGATCTTATGTTCCTGTCGGCCCTTGGCGGTCCGATCCACCCGGACGTATTCGGGAAGTCATTCCGCGGCTATAAGGAATTCGCCGGCGTGTTCGGTTTCTCGCTCCACGGGCTGCGCCACTATACCGCGACTCGGGTTGCCCAAAACAACGTCATGGGGGCCAAGGGATTGCTCGGACACAAGGACCTGAAGACCACGCTCATCTACGCCCACGACGAGCTCGAGCACGTGCGGGTGACGCAGCGGGATGCCGCGCCGCTCCGCGCCCTGGTCAAACCAGAATCGAAGGAGGCCAAGCCGCGGCGTCGGCGTTATGCGTGAGATATCACGCAAGATAAGGAAGTGAGGAGTTTAGACCCAAGCGCCATGTGGGATATTGTATCGCCTGCAAAAAGGCGATCTCCTAAAATGGGTTAGATAGATTTACGCCCATGTCAATTGATATGGTTGATGTGGGCTTTTTTAATTCGCCCGCAGTCTCATCCGGGCACTCCTTCATATTTCTGGAAGGTAATAATATACTTGACTAAGTAAGTGTTTGGCGGTATAATAAATACATGAACACAACGGACATGCCGCAAACACTTCAAGAGGCGATTATCTTCTACTCAGACGAAGATCGTTGCCTTGATTTATTGGTTGAAGCCCGATGGCCCGACGGGGTTGCGGTTTGCCCGTTCTGTGGCTTTCGCGGCTGCACATTCATGAAGTCCGTCACGCGATGGCAGTGCAAGAACAAGGAGTGTCGCAAGCAATTTTCGATCAAGATCGGCACCTACATGGAAGATAGCCCGCTCAAGCTGAGTACGTGGCTCCCGGCCATGTGGCTTATTGGGAACGCCAAGAACGGCATTTCGTCGTACGAGATCCACCGCGCGCTAGGTGTCACCCAGAAAACCGCATGGTTCCTGCTTCATCGCATTCGCCTCTCGTTTGGCGATCAGATGCCGTCGGATATGGGCGGTACCGTCGAAGCTGACGAAACCTACATCGGCGGGCAGGAAAAGAACAAGCACAAATCAAAGCGGACTGACGGCGCAACCGGTCGAAGCGTCAAGACTAAGGCTGTCGTGATGGGCATTCTACAGCGGGGCGACGATACGACCGCAAGCAAGGTGAACGCGACTGTTATTCCTGTCGCCAGCGGGAAGGAACTCAAGAGCCGCATTAAGGAAACAGTAGAACCCGGCTCTGAAGTCTTTACCGATCAGTGGGCTGGGTACAAGGGCTTGAGCCGAACACACATCCATCAGTACGTTGACCATTCAATCGAATACGTACGCGACCGGGTACACACAAACGGGCTTGAGAACTTCTTTGCGCTATTGAAGCGCATGGTCAAAGGCACGTACGTTCAAGTGTCTCCGTGGCATCTGCAGCGGTACGTAGCAGAAGAGGCGTTCCGCTACAACGAACGGCGCGAGAACGACGCAGAGCGGTTTGCAAAGACCGTTAAGGGAGTACAGGGTAAGCGATTGACCTACAAGCAGCTTACCTATCCCACGTGGGCGTTCGAAGGCGAATAAAAGAGAGTTGAAGTGATTCCATCTGAAATCAATTGACAATTGTTAAATCGTGGTATATAATATTTGACACGAGGGATGAAAAGCGGGTCTATTCCGCGTGACGCTCCTTTGTCAGACTTCCGTCTGATATTGATGATGTGTCCTATGTTCCTCGTGCCGCTTTTAGGGCCATCAAACCTGATGGCCCTTTATGTCGAAAGTGGCAATCACCTTTCCCCGGTACGTGACGATCATTAATAAGTGTCACTTTGGGCCATATCTGTTCAAAGTACTGCGCTTCTTTTTGGTTGTAAAGCCGCTGTAAAGCCCACAGGCAATAATCTACGACCTGCAAGCCGCCATGTTCCTTAGCCTCCGGGCATGCAGTGACGAACATGTACCCATCATCCTTCTTATTGCGCCTTGTCAGCATCTCATTGCGGAAACCTATCAACGCCCGATTAAGTTGCTCGCTGCGGTCGCCGTGTCGTTTAGCAAACAGTACAGTATAACTAACGTGACTGTGAACTCTGGCTCGCAGCAGTAAGCGCACAAGGTAATCATATTCCTCATTGCTTGTATATCGGTACGCTGGGTCGGTCGCGATTCGATTCTTAACCGCCTTTAAATACTCGGCTTTCTCTATCACAACTGCCGAGAAGCGAAATGGTTGATTTGCGATGAGGTCGAATACTCGCCCGCGGACCCACGGAGGGTCATCTTTTGCGTGAAAGTACTCTTTCAAATGGGCGTGCCGTTTCGCATAGTCGATGTCACTGGCGAATCGTGTGTCTGCGGTTATCTCGCCCCAGATTTGCTGACGCAGGTCAAGCATAGCCGTATTTAGTCCGATAGGATCAAATGCATCTATCATTCCCAGCATAAAAAATCGCGGTACATTGGGCTTATTCAGAATCGAGCGGCCCTTTCGAGCAAAGAGGCCTACATCACCCGACTCATCAAGACAATACGTTTTGTTGACAATGATGCTACAGATCATCTCTAACTCAGCAACCATATAACATCTCCGAGTGCGTCACTCGTCAGGCAGTACCGGTTCTCCGGGCCTGTTCTCATAATAAAGCGGGCTAAATGTCCATCGCCCGCCAACCTTGTGAAACTCCGGATACTTCCGCAGCGTCGCGGCGACGATCACCGGCTTATCATCAGACTTCGTATGCCAGCCGTATTCCACAATCTTAGCGGCTAACTCTTCATTACTAGCTGGACGTCCAAACTCTTGAATCGCCCGTACGATGTAATCGACCACGCGCTTAGATCCTCGTGAGCGCGGGTCGTCTATTAGAAAGCCGGATGGTATCGGCGCGGCTTTCTCTTTAGGTGGTTCCGTTGGTACATTACTACGCGCCCACAGGGCAGCACCGCGCCTTGTCTCACCGGCTCGTTCGAAGTCTTTGCTTACTCGCAAAGAGGCTTTGACCGCGTCAAGCGGACTGTCAGCCGACGACCTGAATCCTAGGCTTGTCATGACTTCGAAAAACTCTTCGCCTGTAGCTGACGCGGGCCGCCCCATAGCATGCCATGCTCTATCTAGCCATTCGGTCATTGTGAGGCTAGCACTCTCACCGTATGTGAAGTCAAATGATAGTTGACGTATATTGGGCTTAGGTGAGTGCCGTTCAAGCATTCGGGCCCAACTTAAGAACATTTGACCGAGATCCCTAAAATCCTCAGAAGTTTTCGTCGGAAGCAGGGTATCGCCTATATATACTTTCGCCAAGCTCGGCAACAACGACATTTGACAGTCCGAATCGATAAGTGCTAAAATGAGATGTGCGAATGGGGCGACGGACCAGATTTGCACTGGCATCCCCTGGGGTACGAATCCTGGTGCCTTGCTTAGACTACCGCCGCCGTATTCGCTGTCGCCGGGACAGGCTGTGTCACTCGCCAAAAGTTTGCAGCCTGCCCGGTCCCTAATAATATTATGGACGAATTTAAGAACTTTCGACCATTTTATCGTAAGTTTTTTGTGCGTTTAACGATAAATTTTGCGGGTGTATGAGTCTAAGTGACTCACTTAAGCGTATTACTAATGGATAAGCCCACGAAACCGCCGCCAGGTCACGAGAACACGATGCGCGTGCTCAGGCAAGCGTTCGCCGTGCCTAAAGCCGAGATGGACCGCCGCGAAGCCGAGTGGCGTGCCGCACATGAGGATAAACCGAAGCGCGGACCTAAGCCAAAGAAAAAGCCCTAGCCGATAAGGCCAGGGCTTTTCTGTTAGATAGCTTACTGCACAGTGTTGTGCTTAGTCAAGTATGTTATTACCTTCTGGAAATTATAAGCCAAAATATCGAACATCTATTCGTTTTGTGGTAACAATATGGTATGCCTTTGCCACGAAAACGAAACGCGATGATCGAGGAGTTGCGCCGGCGCATAGCGTACACGAACGCGGGCCGTGAGTCGTACAGCAACGCTCGGATCTCGTTTGGGGCACCTGGGCGTAACAACCCGCAGGCGCAAGGGCGGCAGCGGGTGTCGGCTGAGGGCGTCGATGCGAGAGGGTATATACTCCGCGCCGACGAGGTCGGTGTCATGATCGAGGTCGAGTGCCCATTGTGCGGCGAGTTGCACACGCACATCGTTGCGCAGGACTGGGCCGGAGAGGTACTGATAGCGCCGTGCAAACTTGGGAGCTACAGGGTGAGATTATAATTTGGGATGCTCACGAGTGACGGGCCGCTCATTCTATTAGCTCTCACGAGAATACACCGCGTATCAGGTCGTATGTTCCCTTGCCGTGAGCTATACAATGCCGCCCGTCGATCTTATGGCGAGCCAGGCCGTTCGGTCCTAGTTCAGCATAGTTTTCGGCGTACCACTGCGCCCCCATTTTTCGATCAGTGCCCCACGACCTCTCCGTGATGAGCTTTAGCATATCTTCCGCCGAGACGGTATCTCCGTGCTCATCGACGATCTCGACCCCAGGTGAGGCGAAAAGCCCCTTCCAATCGTCAAGCGAGTTGATACCATCCTCAGGCATGACATGCAACGAGAAACACCACCCCGCAGACGATTTACCGATGTGCAGCGACGGCGATTCGAACGGCCGCCCGCAACACTCGCATGGTGGCTTGGTCGCGGTCTTCAGATAATAGTTGGTACCCATAGTAAAACTTCCGGCTCCAATCTTAAATAGGTGAAGGCCATGGTCAAGGTTCTAGGTTAGAAAAACACACGCCTGGAAATGTCGGATCTTCCCATTGCCAAACCCTGACGCCGTCGGACTGATCGATACCAGCACGGTCCAATTCGTCTCTCATCAGGCTTTCGTACTCAACATTAAGGACCGACGCGAGCGCTTCGTGATTATCTTGCCGCATTGCCCACGTCACAGGGTGACGGAGCTTAACGTTTTCGGCCGCGAGATCACGGATTTCATTGATCCGGAGGTATGAGATGCGAGCTATCACCATGGCGAGCTCTATCCCTTATCGCGCTCAATCAAGTCGTCAAGGTCCATCACTAACCTGTTCCCCTCAGAGATTATCTCTCCGGCGTCCAGTCGGTCGCGCTCACGGATAATCTCTTCAGGTGTAATCATTCGCCACAAGATCATTTTTGCCACGCGAACGAAAAATCGAAGGCATTGCAGTTTGAATAACGTGGTCATTCGGTAGATACCTATTGCTCTCCTTGCTTCAATGCGACGATCGGCAGCCGCTATCATCGCTCTACGTCGTCGGTCCGAAAATCTCCATGCGCACGCGCTCTATCTCCAGCTCCAATCCTTGTGCCATACCGTGCGAGCCGATCCCTGGCCATCGCTCCTCATCGACAGCCCGAGCCGCCTCATAGGCCTCTTCGAGCTTCGCCAGCAGTCGGCGGTTCGCCGGCGTGTCGAGCTTGTCGATGGGGACCGCCCCCAGCACGGGAAGATCTTGATCCGGCGGGACGGCGCCGGCCTGCAGGAGCATGGAAACCATGGCGCCGGCATCGGCTAGTAGGTTCTGAAGCCGCTCCTCAGCAATCTCCGGCTGCCCGTCCATAACCGCGCGGCCGACGGTGAAGTAGTAGCTCTGTATCCGTTGTGCATGAACGAGGAGACGGGAAAGCGTCTTGTCAGGAACGTTCATGGAGCAATTCCTTCGTTCCAAGTGTAGGTGTCCGCCCCATCCTCGCCATCACAGGCTTCTGCTACCAGCTTGACGTATTCGTCTGACTTGCCAAGCCCGTCAAACTCGTAACTATTCCCGCGACAATCGATTGCAGCCAGCTTCTCGGTGGGACAGCCAGTGAGATGTCGAACCATTTGATCAATCACCCACGCTTTGTGGTGGTCGCCATCGATACCGCCGTATCGGACCGCAACGTCCAATGCGCCATCTATTCTCTCGCGCAACTCCAGCAGGTTCATTATTCGCCTTCTTTCTTCGGCCGTCCAACAGCCTTAGCACCGCCTTCGGCCTTAAAGGCGTCAAGAGACTCGCGCGTAATACGCCAACCTCGTTTGCCAGGCTGATAGCCAGGTAAGACGCCCTCACGTAGAAGCCGTCGGACGGTTTCGATGTGCATCTGCAATTCTTCCGCTACTTGTTCAGGTGTAAGATCAGCCATGCCGCTATTGTACACGCCAAAAAATATTGTGTCAAGTGGCGAAATACTGTATAAAATTGCCTTAAAATATTGCGTTAAATTGCGTTATGCGGTATAATGATGTTGTAAGAAACGAATTGAGCCCGGAGGAAACAGCCATGAAAACCCTTCTCGAAATGATGCCGAAGACGATGCAGGAAGCTCGCGCCCTGGTGGGCATTGCTGCCCGTGCCGCTACTCTCATCGAGGACGGCTACAAGATCGAAGGCGCGGCTTTCGACTTCGCCACCTACTACTGCACGAAGCCGGATGGCTCGAAGGTCTACACTCTGACCTACGACATCGACCGCGAGGTGTTCACCTGCACTTGCGAATGGTGCACGCAGAAGCAGATGCCCTGCAAGCACCTGCTGCGCCTCCATCGCGACAAGAACGAGATCGACGCGCGGTGCGCCGCTGCCCGCGAGGAGTTCGCGGACTTCTGCCTTGAAGACCCGACGGCGGACGCGGAAAGCGCGACCTACGGCGTCGACCCCGGCACCTGGACGGATCGCTTCCAGGGATAACAAAAGCGGGGAGGTCGGGAACGGCCTCCCCAAGGATCGGATTTCATGGCAAATCAAACCGAGTGGGTGATACAAACAGAAAGGCAACGAGAGTGGCACAAAAATCAATGTTTGGCGAGCGCGAAACCATATACCGGGGCTGGGTCGTGCGACTGACGGTCAATTCCGTGACGGCGACCGTGAAGGCGACGAACGGCGGTTGCGAAATTGAGCACACAACGCAGGCCAAGACGCGGCAGGGCATCGAGAAGGCGCTGCTCGCGGCCCGGACCGATATCGACAAGCACCCGCTGACGCTGTCGCTTCAGCGATAACTACACGACCGGGCCGCGACGGACACGCGGGAAAGGGCCAACATGAGCACAACTGAAACTGACTACGGCTTCGTGATCGCGATCTTGCATTCGGACGTGATGGCAACCGCCAAGTATCTTGCGAAGGCGTTCAACGAGAACGATTTCGGCCTCGGCATGAGCGGCACCGTCGACACGGAGCACGTCGCGAACGCGCTGCACGCGTGGTTGCCGGCATTCCTCGGCGGAAAGGTCGACGACATGCTCGGCGACCTTGACCGCGCCATCGACGACGCGCCGAAGAACCGCACGCAAGACTTCTTCGCCGCCGTGATCGCTAATGCCGGTCTGGCGCACGCGCACTACTTCCCTGAGACAACGGGCAAGTATGGCGACGCGTGGGTTGTCGCGAGTACGGATTACACCGACAGTAACCACCGATCGGTCGAGCACCCCGAGCACGGCTACTTCGACGACGAGGACGACTGCAAAGCCAAATGCCACGAACTCAACGTTACTCTCGACCGCGAACGAAATGCCGCGAAGATGAAATAGGCTCGCTGATAGTTTTGGGCCGGAAAAGCGAAATCTTTTCCGGTTCCGAGTTTATGTATATTGACACATAAACAATAATATGCTACAGTTTGTGTGTTCCGAACCAGTAAAGGAGGCTTCCATGCCAGCCGCAACCGAGATCGATCTGAATACATTGCTGCCCTGGTCCGCGCCGAAGCGCGTATCGACGAAAAACGGCGAGCGCGACCTGTGCGTCGCCGCTCCGGATGATCGCTTCTGGGATCTCTGGCGCAATCACAAATACGACCTCAAGAAGGCTGGTATCGGCCTCGGTCGCAACAACCGCAGCGGCGAATGGGAAGCGACGTGGTGGAAACCGATCGCGGCCGAGGAGGCTCAGGCGAAGACGGAAGCCCGCGCCCAGTCCCGCGCCTCCGACGCCAATGTCGACCTGCCGCGCCCTGTCGGCCTTGATTATCTCGCATACCAGCGCGCCGGCATCCTCTACGGCGTCGACCGGGCGAATGTGCTGATAGCTGATGAGATGGGACTTGGTAAGACGATTCAGGGGATCGGCATCGCAAACGCCGACCCGCTCGTTACCTCCGTTCTGATCATCTGCCCGGCCTCGCTCAAGATCAACTGGCAGCGCGAATGGCAGAAGTGGGACGTCAAGGGATTGACCGTCGGGATTGCGAACGGCGCGTTTCCGTCGACCCAGGTGGTTATCGTCAACTACGACATCCTCAAAAAGCATCGCGCGGCTATCGACGCACGCCATTGGGACATGATGATTGCCGACGAGGTGCATTACTGCAAGAACCCAAAAGCACAACGCACAGCCCTTGTATTCGGCGGCAAGGACATCCAGCCGATCACTGCCGACCGACGTGTGTTCCTCACCGGGACGCCGATCGTAAACCGCCCGGTCGAGATGTGGACGCTAATCCAGGCTCTTGACCCGCAGGGCATCGGCTCTCACTTCTTCCGCTTCGCGATGCGCTATTGTGCTGCCAAGCAAAAGCGCGCCGGCAATAAGATGGTCTGGGACTTCTCAGGCGCTTCGAACCTCCCCGAACTGCAGGACAAGCTGCGCGAGCGCTTTATGGTGCGCCGGCTCAAGTGCGACGTGCTGACCGATCTGCCGCCGAAGACTCGCCAGATTATCGCCCTGCCGGTACCACCCGAATTCCAACATCTGGTTTCTTCGGAACGTGAGGACTTCGACGCCTTTGAAGATGCGATGGAAAACCTTCGCGCCGACATCGATCTGGCCGAAGCCGCCGGCGATGAGGTCGCTCGCACAATCGCCGCCGATGCCTTGAAGGCCGCAGCGAAAACCGCCTTTACGGAGATGTCCGGCAAGCGCCACGAAGTCGCGATGGCGAAGGTGCCGGCGGTGATCGGACACGTAACCGATCTGCTCGAAAGCACACCGAAGGTGCTCGTCTTCGCGCACCACATCGACGTTATTGACGCGCTGATGGACGGCCTCGCGCTCTTCAACCCGGTTAAGGTGACCGGCTCGTGCTCGATGGACCAGCGACAGGCGGCCGTCGACGCACTGCAGAAGGACCCGAATTGCCGCGTGTTCATTGGCAACATCAAGGCGGCCGGCGTCGGGTTGACGCTCACCGAGGCGAATACGGTCGTTTTCGCGGAACTCGACTGGACACCGGCGGCCATGAGCCAGGCCGAGGACCGGGCGCACCGCATCGGCCAGCGAGATAACGTACTCGTGCAGCACCTGGTGTTTGATGGCTCACTCGACAGCGTCATCGCCAAGAAGCTGGTGGCCAAGCAGAACATCATTGACCGCGCCCTCGACACGGAAACCGAACGCGCTGCCCAGCCGGAAGCCGTCGACTCGATCACGATTTTCGAGGAGCCGGAAGGCGACCAGGTCGAACTCGACCCGAAGACCGGCAAGCTGCGGGCGAAGGCTGCCGACCTGTTTACTGCCGAGGAGTCGGCCCTAATCCATAGCGGACTCCGGCATCTGGCCGCACTCGATCCCGACCACGCGCGGGAGGAGAACGGCGTCGGCTTCAATGGGCGCGATGGGCGGATAGGGCACTCGCTTGCGAACGCGCCCATCCTCACGCAGAAGCAAGCCGCCCTCGGCCTTCGCCTCGTTCGCCGGTACCGCCGGCAACTCTCGCTGATGATTTCGTTCGACGACAACGGCCGCCCGATCGCGGCCTAATTACCGCCAAGGAGATAAAGATGAAGCAGGGAAAGACCCTCACCGAACTCGCCGCCGAAATCGAGCGCCAAGCCAAATCGAAGGCCGACTATGTGGCCGATACCCGGCAGATGGTTCTGCACTCGAATGGCACCAGCAAACTCGCCGTCGGCAATCAGGGCGAGTTTGAAGTGACTGAGCACACGCACCGTCAGATCGCGGAATTCGCCGATGTCCCTAAGGCGTACTACGATCGGCTCCGCAAGGATGCGCCGGAACTGCTCGATCGGAACGTCAATCATTGGTTCGCGGAAGCGCCGAAGCGCCGGATGGTTCGGACCCTAGACGGCAACGCTCGTGCGTTCCTCAGTGACCGGTACCGACCGCTCGACAATTACGAGTTGCTCGAAGCGGTCCTCCCCACCCTTCTTGAGACTCCCGGCCTTTCGTTGGCATCCTGCGAGGTCACGGAGAGCCGCCTTTATATCAAGGCAACGACCGACCGCATTACCGGCGAGGTTAAGGTTGGCGATGTCGTCCAGGCCGGCATCGTGATCAGCAATTCGGAGATCGGAGCCGGCGCGATCTCGGTCACTCCGATGAGCCTCCGATTGATCTGCGTCAACGGAGCGGTCCACAACGACATGGGCACGCGCCGGAATCACGTCGGCCGAATCGCCGACGCCGGCGAGGACGCGTTCCGCCTCTACGCCGACGAAACCATCCAGGCCGACGACCGGGCATTCTGGCTTAAAACGAGGGACACCGTAAAGAGCACGCTCACGGAAGCGACCTTTAACAAGATCCTCGCCCAGATGCGCGAGGCTGCCAGTGTGACCGTTGCACACCCGGTCGAAGCTATCGAAGTCCTCGCCAATCGGTTCCGGCTCCCAGAAGTCGAGAAGTCGAGCATCCTCACCAATCTCATCCAAGGCGCGGATCTGAGCATGTGGGGCGTTGCTAATGCAATCACAGCAACGGCGCAGGATGTACCTTCCTACGACCGCGCGACGGAATTGGAAACGCTCGGTGGTTCCCTCTTGTCAATGACCGGCGACTGGTCGTCGATCGTGAACGCGAAGCCTTCAAGGCGGCAATTCGCGGCGGCCGCGTAGGTTCAGAACCGGGGGCGCGGCCGGGCAACGCGCACAACACATCTCCATAAACATGCATAAGGTGAATATTTTGAAAATCACGAAACAGCTTTTGCGCAAGCTCGATGCCTGTCACGAGCAATATGAATTATTCGTCCGCACCTTTCCTAATGGCGCGGAAGTCACGCCGGAGATGCTCGCTAAGGCTCACGAGGTCGGACTTCAGGTCGATTGGCTCGCCCAACATGAGCGTCTTCCGGTTGAGCTTTTGAACGCTCTCGCCGGTGACGCCCAGTGGAATGTGCGGTACTGGGTCGCCCGGCACCCGAACGCCCCGGCGGAACTGCTCTCGAAGCTCGCCGGTGACGGCAATTCGGATGTGCGGTCCGGGGTCGCCCAACACC